ACAAGCATATAGCTTTGATCTATCATATTTATAAATTAATAAGGGCTTCTTATTAACCTGACCAGATTCCCTAACTGTTTGCTCCCAAAACTGTGAAAGCTGCGGATTCACCCCAGTTAGATAAGTTGATGAAAGTTGATCTTCTGCATAATGTTTGACTTCAATACAGTAATGATTATACTCCCCCGGTATATATAAATCACCCTTAAGTTGGTGAACTGCCGAAAGTGCTCCAGATGCAGGAATTCGTTCCCACTGTAACCCAGTAAGCTTTCTTAATTCATCTCTGACGACTGTTTCCGCTCTGGCACCTTTTGCTCTGCTATCAACTGCCATTATAATTCAACCTTGAAATACCATCTTCTTTTATAACTTCTAATCTTTTTACTAAAGGATGTGAGTATGAATGAGATATCAGAAAGGTATTTAATCCATTCTCTTTCAAAAGAACTTCAATTAATTTTTCTTTTCCATAAGTATCTAAAACATCAATAACTTCATCTAGAAATAAAATATTAATACGTGATTTAGATAGACTAGACATTAGCTTTCTAATAGCAAGTAAAGTACTAGTAGTTACTCTAGCCAGTTCTCCTGCAGAAAGTGCTGTAATTTCAATTTCTTTTCCGTTATCTACAATTACTATATTGAGTTTATCCTTTTCTAGAACAAATAATAATTCAAAACGACCGTCACTAAGTTCAGATAAGTACTCATTAGTAAGAGCCTCTAACTCTTTTACAGAGTTTTCAATCTTATATGCAATTAGTCCGGTTGTACTAAATGCCTTTTTAAGAACTTCTAGTATCGAAAAAGCTTTCTCTAGTTCTACAGTTTCTTTTGATAGAGTATCTAACTCTTTAGTATAACTTTCTAATTGATCCCTAATTGCAGAAATTTTAGCATTAGTAGCTGAGGCAGTATTATTAGCTTTAGTAACCTTAGTAATAGCAGAATTAATAGAATCAATATAGTTCTCAAGCTCTACAATTTTAGCGTCAAGTTCTTCTTTATCTAACATTAGCTCTGGTAATGATCTATCAATTAGGATAGATAATTGTTCGAATTCTTTTACTAAAGCTTGATGAGCAGATACTTCTTTATTATTTGCTTCTGCTAAGGCTATCTCTTCTAATATACGCTTTTCTGTAGCTTTTTTAATTTCTGAAAGCACACTAGCACCCTCTACAATACTCTTTATTTTGTGAGTATCAATTGGTTGCGTACAAGTAGGACATTCCCCAGAGTGTAGTCCACTATATTTTTTTACTGTAGCAGCATACTGTTTTAGTTCTAGTTGAACTTCTGCACGCTGCTGCTCTAGTGCTTTTGTAGAAATGGTCGCTTTTGTACTTACTAACGCTGATGAATCAATAGACGAAATTCTATCTTTGTACAAATTATTCGCACTAATCTTAGCGTTTATACCATTTATTTCCACTAGTTGTGCTTTTAAAGTTCCTAATTGGGTCGCTTTTGCACTATCTAAAGAAGGTACCTCTGCTAGTGGAATTTCTTTTAATACTGTTTTACCAGCACTCTCAAGCCAGCTACGTACCGTAGATTCCTTACCGCTTAACTTTAACAGCTTGTCTGCTAGTTCTTTGTGTGCTACTTTTACACGCTCGAAGATAACTATATATCTATCTAGTGATAGTAGATCAATAAGAAACTTTTTTCTATTACTATCGGTTGCAGTAAGAAATTGTAATGATGACCCCGAATTTTGATATACTAATTGGCTAAATGTCTTAGCATCTACACCGAACAACTCTTCTAGTTGTGAAAAAGTAGCGGTTGCAGTATGGCTAGAAATATCTGTTCCATCTTCGATAAGTTTAACTTTTTGAGTAGCACCTGACCTATCAATGGACATTTGATAATTTTTACCAAATATTGAGAACGTACAAATTCCTGAATACTTAGTAGTATTCAACTGTCTATTTACTACGTCGCCCTTTTTAATACCCTTAGAGTTCTTATTAAATAGTACTTCTTCTAGTATAAGAGGAATACTAGATTTGCCATGACCGTTTAATCCAACTAATTGTGTAATTGGTTCTTCATCTAAAGAGATTGTATTTCCAGCGCCATAAGAAAATAAGTTACTCCATGTTAGCGTCTTTAATGTAATCATTCGCTTCCTTTAATATCCTGTCAACATCTGATACTTCTAGTACTTCGTCTAAGTATAGCCTAAGCTCCTCTTCTATACTTAGATTATTGAGAGAGAGTCTTGACTTATGTTCGCGTTTAACAATTTTCTTGTCTAGTAATTCAGAATTCTTAATATTTGCTAGATTACCTACATCTCCTTCGATCTCATATATAGTATGATGAAAATCTGTAGGAACCATTTCTTCTGGATTAGATACCGTTTTTCTTAATAACTGTGGTAGCCAGAGATTTTCAAATTGCCAATCAGCAGTTTTAGAGTCTAAAATTATTACACCAGTTTCTACTTCATTTCTATGAAAACTTGTAGTTAATGGAGAACCTGGATAAGCAATATTGCGTTGACAGTTACTATGGGAATGTAGATCGCCGGCCAGTACAAGTTCCCACCTATCAAATAAGTCTAAATCAACTTCTGGTTTAACATGAGGAGGAATTTCACCTCTAACGTGAGTAAATAGTATATTACCACTAAACTCTGGCCATTTATCCTTTAGTTTATTGTATGGAATAAAATCCATATTATCTAGACTATAGTAGTCATCTAATATAATAACTCTAGAGTTAATGGTAGAGGTTATAGCTGTAAGTCTAGAAAGGAAGGTAGTATGTTTTTTTACTGCTTCATGGTTACCAGGGTAAATAATTATATCTATCCGTGGATTTAGTGCAGCTATCATCTCAAAGTACAATTCAAGTTCTTCAATAGTAGGAAGACGATCAAATATATCTCCACCTATTACTAAAATATCTATAAATTGTTCAACAATAATCTTATTAAGTTGCTGTACTAATTCTAAATACCTATTCCTTTGCCAGTCGATAGGTACATTTTTCTGTCCTAGCTTGATGTGAAGATCAGCCGTAAATAGTACTTTCATATTCTAGTATCCTTATAGAATTCTCCATGTAGCTCTTTAGCTGCTTTATTATAGGCTTCGCTTGCTTCTTCTGGTGTTAGAAATAGACCCAAATATTTAGTTTTACCATCTAAGTCTTTAATACGTGCCATATATTTGGTAGAATTACTAACCTTAGATACTCCTTTATACCCTGATGTATTTTTATTACTTAATGTAGCATTATAAGTATTTTGACTAGGTAGTGCTAGTCTTAAGTTACTTATACTATTATTAGTTTTGTTACCATCAATATGATCTACTAGTTTAGTAGGCCACTCCTTATAATATAGTAACCAGGCTAACCTATGTGTATAATAAGTATGTTTATTTACACCCACTCTTGAGTACCCATTAGAACTATTAGCTCTCAAGATATCCCCAATCCTAGCACTACCTATGTTTACTTTCCATAATATAGTACCAGTATCAGGATTATAGTCTAATAAGCTATTGGCCAATTCATAGGTTAAAATGGCTTCTTTTTCCTTATTAACTCTCATTTTCTATAAGTCGTAAGCCTTTCTGTTCTTATCTGATTTACTGATTCTATAAGATAATTACAGAACATTTCACCATAGTTATTACCTACAGGTCTTTCAGGTACTTTACCGCTATCTAATACTTTATTCCAGTTATTAAATGCCTCTATTAACTCACCATAAGTAAAAGTTATCTGTTTATCTAACATTATTTCTCCAGGCAATAAAAGCTCCCGCAGGAGCCTTTATTTCTTTTAAAGAGGAATATCATCAACTTCTTCAGCGACTTCTGGAGGAACTTCTGTAGCTGTATCTGATTCAGATTTCAAACTATCTAGGAAGTTCTTTTGATCTTCTGGAGATAGACGAGGTACAGATTCATCTACTGTTTTAGCTGTAGCAATCATAGCGCGTTCTTCTTCTGATAGTGAACGAGCTTTGCAGCGTAGTACACTAAGAGTATACTCTACATTGAAGGCTTGAGCACCAGTTTTGGCACGCTTGAATACAATATCCCATCCGGTATCTGGATCAGTTGGATCACCTAAGTCTTCCGCAGCACCAAGAATCTGTTCAAATAGTTTTTTCTTCAGATTAATAACAACTGGTTTTTTCTCGGTTAGAGAATACCCCATAACGCAGTAAGCCCAACCACACTTAAGTTCTGGATGATATTCTTTTACCCAATCTTTTTCTTTATTAGTAAACTTTTCTTTTTCACGATCAAAAGATAAGCACTCTAGGGGGATATCTTTATTATTCTTGCCTTTAATCCAGTAAAGGTAACGTGGTAGAACATCTCCAAAGATACGGATAGTATTCTCGCCATCTTTGTAAGTATAAGCTTCTGCGCCTTTAATTGCAGCGCCTTTAGTATTAGCAAATTTAAGTGCCATTTTGTATTTCCTCGTATTTAAATCGTATGTAATTGTCGCAAATTTGCAATAACCTATTTTTAGAGATTTTAACAGTATCAATAGATGAATAAGGAAGCCATAGGCCTGCTTCATGTTGATACTCGTAATCGAAATAGTTTCTCATTGCAGCTAAAATAATATAGTCGAACTTTTCTGAATCGAAGCCACCTTTATTCATCAAGTCTTCTACATTTAAAATAAAGCTATTTCCAGCTAGCTTTGGTGGTACACCTTCTTTAGAAAACTGTTTAAACATATCCAATATTTTATAGTGGTCATGCTTACCAGCCTTTATAACTTTTTCCCAGTTAAAAAATATGGGTTTCATAGGTTGAATTCTCACTGAGAAATAATATTATACTATGATTGTA